TTTACCACAAGCCATATATGTAAATTTATCAAATGTATATACATTTAAATTGTTCTTATCACACCAATCAACCAACTTTTGATTTATAATTCCTTTATTCTCAAACACATTAGACATTCCCCATTTTATATTATTCTCAGAAAGTCTTTCACAAAAATCATATAAATCATTTTCGTCATTTTCAGTCCAACCACCTGCCTCGTTGTATGTAGCAGTGGTATTAAAATATGGAGGATCTAAATATACAAAATCTTTAGTTGTAATCGAATCTATTGGAATTGAGCGAAAGTCCATACTGAATATATGGACATTATCAGAATGATAAAATGTGCAACCATTACGAATATATTTTTGATTTTTATCAGAAAAACAATCGTTACCACATGGCATATTAAATTCACCTTTATCATTGAACCTAAACTGTTGTGAAAATGAATAAAACATAAGCGTGTAGAAATCAAGAGCATTTTTATGAGTGTTATAATAATTCCTAAATTCATAATAAGAATTTTTATATCTATCTTTTCTGTCATCATTAAATACTTTATGACTTGTTCTTTCTTGCGCTAATCCATATTCATCAATTCTGGAAATGATATGATTAATAATTGTATCAGAATTATATATTTTGAATAACTTATATAACTGCTTTAAGTTTTTATCATTATCATTAATGAAATATTTATTGGCTTTTGTATTCATAGAGACTACTGAACTACCTGCAAAAACATCAATAAAGCAATCAATGTCCTTTGGGAATAGTTCTATTAATCCCCTTTGAATAAGTTTTTTCTTATTACCCATATAAAATATGGGTGATACAATACATTCATATTTTTGTTTCAATCTTATTTAGGAGTAAATGTACATTTAACGAAGCTTCAAACCTCATTTCCTCCTATTTCAATATTTTCAGATATTTGCAACTATCTGATTATTTATTCTCTTTTGTCTCGAATATTGTATAGTTTTCGTGACAAGTCATGAAACCAAAATTTCTTTTTATCTTTATTGACTTATGCTACTAAATTTGATATAATATATTCTCACAAAATATTTTAAAAAGGAGTTGGTGTAGAATGTTTACTCATTCTGTAGAATGTCCTCATTGTGGGAAATCTGTCACACATAATTGGTCTGAATATATTATAAGTTCTGAAGTAGTTGATGAAGATCGTGGTATGGGAACTGAAACTGAACATTCCATTGAATGTGACGAGTTTGAATGTCCAGAATGTCACAAATTATTTAGTGTTTCTGGTTCGGTATGGGAATATCCAGAAGGTGCATATAATTACCACGAATTACATACTTCACCAATTTAATAATATTTATATATAAGAGGCACGTCATAAGTGTCTCTTATATTTTATAAATCACATGAATTATCGCTTTCAATTCTCATCTTCATCATCTGGCAATTCTCCATTTTCATCCCAATCAGGAACTACATCGTTCCAACAAATATCATCCCAATACATATCTGTGTTATCCATAATCGTTACCTCACACTTAATTATTCTCCATTTAATTTTTCACGGTCTAATGAAAGACAGGTTTACTCTGTTTCAAATTCATCCCAATTAATCAAAACATACTGCTTATAACATGGATAATATGTAGTAGCTCCTGTCTGATCTTTACACCAGGTATCTAATAAATTTTGCAGACCACCAATATCACACTGTTCATAAGCATCTTCATGTAACTCTTCGCAAGCATTGTCAACTACATTATCAGCATCAATATGAATCTTCTCCACGCTGCACACCCATAACATCTTAGGTCTACTATCTTCATTAAATTCTTCATCTGTATAACGCCCAAAATAATCATCAAAGAAATCATCAACAGTATCGTAATACTCATCAAATTCATCGCAGTAAAGCATTGTATCTACGTCTTTTTCATCAACTGGAACTGCCTTAGAAACCTTTTCGTTCCACTTCTTTATTTTCTCTTCTTCATCAGCTTTCTTCTGTCCTTCGCAGTCGCAATGCATATATGACTGATTCTTATATGGCTGTCCACAATAAGGACATAATCTCTGTACTCCATTGAAACAACTTCGACAGAACGAAAGTGCTTGATGCTTATATGGGAAATGATATTTTCTGCCAGCTTCAGAATCATCGCCATTGATACCATAGATATTATTTTCTATTTTCATTCCAAGACCATTGCAGACAGGACAAATTCTTTCATGCTCTGTTAAGTCTTTGATGAGAATTTTAGGAAATGATTTCTGAATTGCTTCGTAAAGATTTACTTCTTCTCTATGTGTTAAACTCATACTGTTATTCTCCTAAGTCGTTGAATTCTCTACCTGCTAAAATATTACCAATCGCAGCTTTACATTTTTCTAATGCGTAGCAATATGCATTCTTCCTGATATTATCTTCTACAGAAATTGGTCGTTTCTCATACTCACAATCAATTTCCTTATCTATTCCTTCAATAAATCTTTCCAATCGTTCAGCAATAGTAGAATTGTCAAATAGATTTACACCTGTTGGTTTACTAATGCTTTGAATATATTTATCAACAGCCTCATTTTCTTCTTTTGTGGCTTCCCTCATAGAATATTCAAATGCTCTTAATTCGTCCTTACCAAGCCACTTCACCCAAGCACCGCAATCATCACAATACAATCCTGTATTATTGCCTTTTACTTCTGTATGAAGTGCAACACTTCCACACTTTTTACAACAATTCTGATACATGATTTCTCCTTTCTGATACATGATTTCTCCTTTCTGAAACAAGAAATGCGAGATTCATTGGTTGTCATATCTTATCCAAATAAACAAGATAATCAGCCTTATAATGAATATAATCTATGTATTTATCAAAATTTTTCTTGATACACCAAGCATAAGGACTAATCCCATCATTCATTTGCTCTGCTAGTTTATCTGCTTTTCTCTGATGTTCATCTGCTTCGTTCTGCATAGATATTTTCTGAGAATCCCATATCAATTTTGAAATAACGCTAACACACATAGAATATTGTTCCACTTCTTTGATATATTCTCTAATAACATTCTTCATATTACAGATATTATCTCGTAATATTGATTCATTTCGTAATTTATATGGATACATTAATAGTATGTCGTCAGACGGAACATCATCAAATATCAAACGTTCCATACAAATATCTTCAAACAAATCATACATTTTATTCCCTCACAATCTTTATTCTCTTATCTCAATTCAATCTCACCATATTTTAATGTGTTATCTTCAA